TCACGTGCTTTCATTGTAACATTGTTCTGCATTATCTTTCACCGCCTTCCTTAACGAACCGTAACTGTCATATAAAGTTTACCCATAGCATTGACAACCTCAACACCACTTGTGACAACTACTGCTTTCTTGGTATCACCCTGTGCAATGGTAACATCAGAATCAGCAAAGTTTTCAATCGCACCAATATCCTGTAAGTTCTGACGAATCTTAACAAGGTCAGACCAAAGGGAAGTTCTGCCGGAAGCATTGTTTGGAACAACACCAAGATACTTGGTATTGAACAACACCGCATCATCATTACCCAACTGGTCAATCACTCTGATAGTCTGATTGTCCTTGAAAACGTCACCGCAAGTGTCACTGGTTGTCACCATAGTGTTAATGTCATCTAACACACGAATGTCAGAATTTACTCTGTGAAGTACAAACTTACCTTCCTTGATGCACTGCTTCAACTGGGTCTGTGTGTAACTCACATCAACGGTAAATTCACCGTCATACTTCTTATTCTGACAAGACTTGTTGACCTCACAACCCGCCTGAACACCAGTTACCCAGTATACAAGGGATGCTTCTGACCAACCTTCATCTGTGGTCTTATTTTCAACACTGATGATACCCATGAAATCGGCTGCGTTCTTGTAGGTCACCAACTGGAACTTGATACCCATTTCATCACGCAAACGTTTATTGAACGCATTGAACAACTTGATGATAGTTTCATCAGTAGTCACAACACCCATTGTGTTATAGGTGTATGCTTCAATCTTATCAAGGTAAGTCTGATATGCAGTACCGTCCACCGCACCATTTTCACCACCAGTCAGCGGTGTGGATGCAGTAACCGCAAGGGTTGCATCAGTCTTAAATGCAACATAGTCATTTGCAACAAGTTCTGCTGCCTTTGCAACAGTCTGTGTGTCAACTGCTACTGTACCAAGGTAAGTGATAACATCAAACTTGCTTTCATCATCAGCATTTGCCTGAATGACAATCTTCAAGTCATTACCACGAATACCACTGTAAAGTGCAGTTGCAAAGGTATTTGCTGCCTTTTTACCGCCACCGTTCAAACGGTATGCGTAAAGGGTCTTTGTACCAATGAACAGGTCACGCAAACCTTTCATCTTGTCATGGTCATAAGCATAACCAAAGATTTTCTGACTGCGTTTCTGAAAATCTTCATTGGTAACTTCAAAAACTTCACCTTCAACACCCCAGTCCATTTCAAGGGGCATTGTGGCAATACCTCTTGCAGACAAGGTTGCAGATGCGGATGCCATTGATACAAAATTGATATACGCACCCGGTAATTCTTTGTTTTGTGTAGTAAAACTACCGCCACCTAATGCCATTTTATTTCACCGTTCCTTTCATAAATTTGTTGATAAGTTCATCAACTTCTTTTTTGGTGTACTGCTTTTCAGCTTCAAGAAGGGCATCCACCAAGTCCCTTCTGTTTGCATACTGTGCAGATGCAAGAATCTGTGCTTTGCTGAACTTCTGTTCAACGGTTGCTGAACTCTTTACTTCCGCACTGTTGGTTTTCTTTTTACCCGCCAACTTTTTTCACCTTCCTTTCAGTTCACTGTGGTGTTTGATTCCAAGGTTTCCATGACTTCATTCTGTTCAACCCTGTAAACAAAACAGTCATAGTTCACAAAGAAGTTCAGAACACCGTCTATCACTTCACTGTTCATCTTTGTCCCCCGGAACTTATCACCAGTTGTGGTTGTTAGGTATTCCAAGCACCAAGTCATTCTTTCTGCGACTGTGTTGCACTCACTCTGTAAATTCTCTTTTGATTCAGGGAAATACTGAATAACAAACTTGTTCTTCCTGAAATACCGCTTTCCAAGGAAAAGGTCAGTTGTTGGGTTCAAACACGCAATAAAAAAACAGGGTTCTTTCAACTCCTGTTTCACTTCTTCCATGTGGAAACCATATTCTTTTTCATTAAATTCCGCATCTAAAGTGATGCTGATTGACTGAATTATTGTATTTATCATTTCATGCACCCCTTCAAATACTTCTTAATCTTTGCTTCAAGTACCTTTGGGGCAATAGATGCAAGTTCCTGTTCAGAAATTGTCATCATAAACCGCCCCGGCACCCACCCTTTGTGATTTGCGGTTCTGTGACCGTATTCCACGTATGAAGCATATTCTACCGGGTTTATAATCTCAATGACGTATGTATCACCAAAGTGGTGAACTGTCAGGGATTCCGCATAATTTTGTGCAGATGCTCTTTTCTGACCAGTCCACCCACGTCTAAGTGTACCGCCTGTTTTACCTGACCCCTTGGAGTATTGACCCACTGGGGTACGTTTTATGACCTTTGCAAGCAACCTTGCAGCAAGTTCTTTTGCACACGATTCCACAAATTCATCAGGGTTTTGCAGTTTGTTCAGTTCGTTCTGAAACTCTTTCAACCCCCTAATGTCAAAACCGCCAAATCTACCCATTACGTCCAACTGGTAAACAGGTCAAGAACAATTTCTTGGTGTGTGTCATACACTGCGGGAACACCACTGTAAGTGTATTCAGCAGTTTTTCCCGCCTGTGTCACCGTTATTTTTGACCCCGGTTTGATAACAATATCAGGTGATATGAACAGTTTTGTGGTCTGTGTCACTACTGCTGCGGATTCCGTTTGATTTACAATTTGCAAACGTTCAAATGACAATCGGCAAGGCTGATTTTCCAATACAACCACTGGTTTACCGTTTGTCAGTTTCGTGACCTCATCCTTTACCTGTTGATATTCTTCAACTACCGCCACACCGTCATAGGTGCGTTCAATAGCCTTTCTTGCAGCAACCTTTGCTGCCTGAATAGCATCTACCACCGCAAACGTCTGAATGAATTAAATTCAGCCTTTCCATAGGTTAAAAGGTAATTGATGAAGGTGGTCAACCTTTGTTCAGGGGTCATTGAACCGTCACCGACTGCAAAGACGGTGTTGGTGTCCCCTGTCTGAATCTGCTTAACTGCATAATCTAAATTGAACGTTGCAAGGTCATCAGGTGCAAAAGTTTTCTTAGCAAGAAGAAATTCACCAACGGTCATATCAACCGCAACGTGTTCCAATCCTTCCGGCACATCAGCCCAGTTGATTTCATTCTTGATTGAACTGCGTACCTTCTCAACGCAAAAGGTCAAGGAAAATTCATCACTTTCCTTGACCTCATAACCAAATGATTTCAACCGTTCTTTGACTGTATCAACACTGAACATATTGCATCACCTGACCCTTTCCCGGCTTAACCTCTGGAAATGATACGTGCAATCGGTACTGCCTTGTGTGCAATGGTCTTGTTATCACTGCTTACAAGTGACCAGTTCTTACCGTTCTTTAATTCCGCATCAGTAGGGGAATTTGTTGCCTGACTTGCTTTCAAGTAGGAAACACCCGCAACGGACACTGCATTTCTTCTACGAGAAACAAGGGTATCTTCACCACCACGTGTCTTTGCATCACGAACCATTTCATAAGGCACTTTTGCACCAACAGGTTCAAAACCAATCGCACCTTCACCAAGAACGTATGTGGTGTACTTGGTGTATGCTGCTGCATCATCAGTTGCTTCAACTGTTACAGTAGGCATGGAATCGTCAATTACAACTAATCTACCGTTCCAAGTACCCATTTCAAGGTCACGTTCAATGCCCTGTGCATCAGTGTACTTTAAGTACGCAAGCAATTTCAGGTTTTCAAGATTTGTTGCAACCGCACTGTGGCAGTAAACAAGTTTGAACTTGCCCTTATTATCACCGCAAGCCTTCTGAATTGCAGTGTTCAAAGTAGTTGCATCCATGTTACCACTTTCTGCATTATCAGAAATATCATGTGTGTGCTTGTCAACAAATTCTGCGTTAGCAGTCTTGATTGCACCTGTACCAGTTGCAGCCATAGCAAAGATACCTTCAAGGATTGCAAGAATAACGTCTTGGTCAACACCGTTCCAGTAGGTGTTAATCTGTTCTCTTACATTTGCCATGAAGTCAGTACCACCAGTTACATCATAAGAAAAGTCAGCTTCCGTCCAACCGTTCATTCTACCATAGGTGAATACACCCTGTTCAAATGTATCAGTTGCACCCGGTGTTAAATTGGTTACACCGTCATAGTTCTGTGCAGTACCACCAAGTAAACCGAAGTAAGGAAGTACCGCATAGACTGTACCAGTCTGTGAATTGTTCACGAATGTGTCACGTAATCTTGCATCACCAACGATTGCACGAGATTCACGCAACTTGTTCAGTTTAGTATTTGGAATAGCACTCATGTACTTACCAAATGCCTTTTCGTTAAAACTCTTAGCATCAAATTTTGCCATTGTCTTTTTACCTACCTTTCAATTTTTTAGATTTGTGCATCAGGATTTGCTTCCATGTATGCAGTCAACTGTTCATAGGTCATCTTGGAAATATCCGTTTCAGACCCCGCACCCGGTTGTTCACTGGATGCACCCGGCTGAAATCCCTTGAACTGCTGCTGATTCTGTTGGGTCTGCTTAACATCAAACAAGAACTTGGTGCTTTCATCTGCAACCAACTTGTCAATCTGTTCCTGTAACCCCTTGACATTTCCTTCCTTGTCAAGTTTTGCATCTGCAAGGTCTAACAATGCCTTAACCGCTTTCACGTTCTTTGCATTTGCCCCTGTCAGTGCCTTTTCAACTGCAAAATCAATCTTCAACTGGGTCATTTCAGATTCATGGGCTTCTTTGGTCTTGGTGTTCTCTGCCTGTAAATCAGCAATCTGTTTTGTCAGTGCTTCATTGTCCCCGGCAGTAGTTTTGAGTGTTTCAAGCTGCTTATCTCTATCAGAAACCTGTGTCTTTAACCCGGACACCTCTGTCTGCAAATTTTTGATTTCAGCAGCAGATGCAGACTTTGCATTTTCAATATCCGCACCATTGATTTTGATAACTGCATCAACCTGTTCCTTGGAAAGTCCTAAATCTTCTAATTCTTTTCTTGTCATTTCTTTTTCCTCACTTTCAATTACGTTTTTGTACGTGTTCACTCACACATGATTGTTTGGTTTGTTCGGTTATACGCTTGACAACCCGCAAAGAAAAAGCACCCTTGCGGATGCTCTGAATTGCCACACTAACCCAGTGACCGGGAGATAATAAAAGACCACCTTAACCTTTCTTTTAAGTTTTCCTTTTCATTACCGTTTGAACCCCCCCCCCTTTCTGACCTCATATAACGGTCAAATAGCAAGTATTTTCACTTACTTGATAATTTATAAGGGTATGAAAAAAGCACCGCCAAATGACAGTGCTTTTTTAGTCCCAGTGTGTATCTTCTTTTGGGTACAGTTCCAAAATATCATAGAACTTTGGTATTTCACTGATTTCCTTACCTTCTTTCAGTGCAGTCAAAACTTCTATCTTTTCATCAAGAAGTTCATCACTGTTCAGGTCAAAGAACTGTATCAGTGTAGGTGGGAAATCAACGTCAGCAAACAGTTCCCGCACCTTGATACTTTTTTCAATTTCTGCATTGGTCATCATTTACCACCCGCTTTCTTCAAAAGTTCAATGATAGTTGCATCAAGTTCAGCAACTAAATCCGGCTTATCTGCACGCAACAGGTCAATCAAATCAGGTCTTGTCACACTTAATGCAGCATAATTTGCAATGGTTTCATGTATTCTACTGGTAACAGAATGATAATACTTACCACCATGACCATACTTCACAACACCAGTATCACGCAATGTACCACCTGACAGGGCATCATAAATATCTTCAAGATTTCCAATACCACCGCCCATGATATTTCTGCACTCATAATCACGTTCAGATTCTAACAGTGATTGCAGCTTACTATATTGTTTCTTGTAATCACTATAAGTACCCTGAAAAGTTCTATTCATCATGGAATCATTCAGTGCGGTAATTTGTTGATTGTATCTGCTACGAACCGCACTTGAAACTTCTTTCCACTTTTTATCATGTTCAGCAAACAACTTCTTCACATCATCAGACATATCAGAAGAAGTTTGTTTGAACGTATCAACTAATGATTGTCTGCTTGTGCTGAACCAATTACCTGATTTTTTCACATCACTTCTACCGTACAAATCCATAAGGTGCATTTCCTCATGCAAGGTTGTGTTCACCTGTCCGGCAAGATTTTCACCCTGTAATTTGGGTATGGTCAACTTCACTTCTGCCAGTTCCCCGGTTAAAGTGTAAGATGATGTTGAAACCGCATGGTTTTTACCATGTGATATTTTGAAAGGTACACCGTTACTTGCAACACTTTCCAGTTCATCCATGTGATTAAACAGTGCAACAACATTTGGGTCTGCACCTTCCAAACCGTTCACATAATCAACAAGTGCTTGGGTATTTTTGATTTCCCCTTTTACTTTGAACGCATCCGGGAAACTATCAATTTTCAATTCCTCTGCAACCTGTTTGATTTCTTCCTTTGCCTTAATTGTATCACTAACTGATGCTTCCTGTAAACCAGTCTTGTCACCGTCAACAAATGCCTTTTCCCAGTCCTTATATTTCATATTAGCGGGTACATAGTACGTTTTACCGTCTGCACCCCTTGCTGCACGTTCACCAATGTCAAAGTCATCATCAAAATACGGTATTGTGGTACTTCTGCAACGCACATGAAAAGGCGGTGCAGTTGTTCCAACTTCCCATTGTGACATAAGAAAGTGTTTACCGTCCATATCCTGACAAATATCAGAAGTATGTGAATCAAGGGTTGCAACCACTTCAAACTGTTCAACGTCCAGTTCAGTGAAACTGTCCCTTTGTGCTGCGGAACTGAAAAAGGCTTCTTCCGTCATAACCAATCGACCCGCATTTGACTTTGATGTGTTCATCTTCCGTGCAATCGCATCTATTGCTTTTTGCGGGTCTTGTCCTAAGATAATACTGCGGGTCAGTTCAGTATTCAGTTCATTGACCAACTTCTGACGGTTGCCCCAAATCCTTTGTGAAAAGTTCTTACCGTCAGCAGCCCAAGGTTTATTGATGACCTTGGAAATGGTCTTATCATCCAGTGTGGCAAAGTCCCAACCGACACCCACACCTTTCTGTATTTCAAAGGCGGTGTGATAATATCCGCTTGTGTAGATTTCCCGCATTGCTGAATCAATGGAATCCAACTGATTCCCAAACATCACTTCAAGTGATTGTTGGGTGTGTATTTTCAATGCTTCCAGTCTGCTGATATGATACCGGGCTGATGCGTTTTCAAGCTGCTTCACCCACATACCATTGATTGCATTTTCCTGACCGTACTGAATATACTGGTTTATATCCCACTTAAATTCTTCCAGTTCTTTACTGGTCAACATTTTGCGGGCTTCCTGAATTGTCACACCATTATTCTTTGCAAACCGCTGATACCATGCAGATAATTGACCTTCTATCTGTTTTTGGGTTTGTCTGTACTGCCTTTCAATATCAGCATAGCACTGAACACCCAACTGGTTCTGCGACTGTTCAAGAAGTTCAAACCGCTTTTTCCAATATGCGGAACTTGACATTATTCATCACCGCCTTGTGTTGGGTCATCATCAGGATTGTTTGGGTCAGTAGGCTTCTGCATAAAAGGATTGTACTGTTTTTCAAGTTCTTCCTGTTGCTTCTGCTTCTGTTTTTCCAAACGTTCCAGTTCCTTTTGTGGGTCATCCACCCAAGGGTGCATACTGACGATTGTTTCATCTGACAGAATACCCATAGACTTCTGACAATTATCAATAGCTTCTGATTCATTGATTAGAATATCCCTGTTGAATATAACAGTGACTTCCTGACCTTCAAAATCACCCTGACCAGTATTTGCAAGGTGTGCGTTCACAAACCAAAGTATATCTTCAAATGCTGCCTGAAATTCTGTTTCAGTATCATTTGCATCAATGTCAATGTCAGAATACATTGATTGAATGTTCATCTGATTTGGATTGCCGGAAAGTCTGTCATCCTTGGCATCATAACCCATTGCGTTTTCAATCAGTGCCTTTTTGAAGATTTCCACAATAGCCTTGTAGTTATCCGCATTGACTGTGATTTCAAGGGTTTCAACACCACCCTTTGTATCACCGTCATAACGCACCTTAACCGCACCATAGGTTGCAAGGTTCTTTCTGAACTCACCAAGGTTCTGACCGTCATAGTTCTTCAACACCAAAATAGTGTTGCGGGCATCTTCTTGCATATTATTTTCAAAGTCCGACAACATAACATTGATACCGTCCTGTAAGGACTTGACCCTTTTCAGTAACGGTATTTCTTCATCATTGCATTTCAACGGAATCAACGGAACACGTGACCAGTTGAACCCTGTCACCTTTCCAGTACCGTCAATCATAGTAACGTGCGGAACATCCGGGGTTTCACCGTTCACAATGTCAGGAATCAATGACCCCTTATCATAAATGAACTTGTGAACACCGTCCAAATCATACACTTCAACTTTCTTGATGATGACTGGGGTTGTTCCTTCATATCCCATTACCACATACATTCTGACCGCAAATTCCAAAATGGTGTGTTCAGAATCTTTCCAAAATGGAAGAATTTCATAAGCGGGGAACAATCTGAAAGCAAATTCCCCTGATTCTGTGTAGTACGGATATAACCAAGCAATACCACCATTGTATGCAGCCTTGCCACTGTTTTTCATTGTTTTCATAAACTTCTTGTTGAACACCTTTTTGAGAAGTTCAACATAAGGTTCATTGTCACAATCAAAAGTAATAGGCTGACCAAGCAGATAGTTTGTTTTCTGATTGACCATTTTTGCATACTGATTATCAATAATGCGGTTGTTCGGTAAATTTTCCACTACTTCAAGTTTTCCGTCCTCACCTATCATTGTCCTTTTGCGGGTCAATATATCATGTTCATCCTGATAATACAGGAAACCTTTGATTTGTAACATACGTTTAGGGGAATATTCCCACTTTTGGATTTCCTTTTCAAGAAACTGCTTGTCAGTCATCCTTGAATGAACACCTTGCAGTATGAAATTGCTGACCTTCAACGTCAGTGTGTCAATAAGGTTGCTGAACATGGTTCAATTCACCCCTTTCATTGTGTAATATAAACGTAACGTGCATGAATCCTGAAATCATGCACGTTATTGTTACTAATTTGTTTCTTAAATTCAAAAAGCAGTGATGCAAGTGCCATAAACGGTGACCAAGTGCCACCGTCCCCGGAGTAAGGTATTTGACAACCGCTGACCCTTCCCATAATCAAGGTTGCTGACACTGTGCATCCTACCCGGTAACGTCTTAGTCAAAACTGAACGCATCACCTTTTGCGATATTTTCAACTGCATAACGCATTGCATCCATAAGATGATTGAAGTCATCAATAGGAATGTTCAGCTTCTTCCCGGTCTTGGTGTCTGTGTCCCACTGATAGTTGCTGATTTCGGTGATGAAGTTCACACACCTTGGATGAACTATAATGTGATAGTCCTGAATGAAGTCAATACCGTTGTTTATGGAATCCTTACCCTTGCGGGCTTTTCGTATTCCTTTCAATCCCAGTTCCCGCAAGCGGTCAATGCTCTTAGGTTCAGCAGAATCAGCAGTTATCTTTTCTTTCAGATAACCCATTCGCAAGATTTCCGCTGCAATAGCTTCATTACTCATGCCGGGCTTATACATTTCATCAAAGACCCAAATAGTTTTGCTTGACTGGTCTATGAAACCACAAAACAGTGCAGAAGGGTCATTTGTATAACCAAAGTCAAGACCAAATACAGATTTCACACCCGGTATAGCCTTGACTTCATCAATCGAAAATGCTTTTTCTTCCCAGTTCTCATATACAAGACCGTCAACAATACCCCAGTCACCAAGTCCCGCTACTTTGTAACGTCTTGGGTTCTGCTTCCGCATTGTTTCAAAGACCTTCAAGTCAGCCTTATCCAACCATTCATTGCATTTATAGTTGGTGGTCATTGCAAGTGTTTCATCATCCGGGTTGTCAAAGAATCGTTTC